GTGAAAACCCAGAATCCGCGGTACCTATTGTAGGTTTAACCGTGTGACGCCCACTTTGTGGGCGAAGTCTCCTAGCTAAGCTAGGGTCGGTGCGCTAAGCGCACTATTACCACGTCAGGATGGCGTGGTACTGAATCCAAAACTTCGATCTCTCGATCAAAGTAGTCTTCCTCATTTGGGAAGCCATCAGTGAACTCAGTGTAGTCCACGTGGAGCATTGCTCCAGGGTCGACCATGAAGTCGACATCGCCTTCAAATGGTTTGTACCAACTGAAGACGCGCACAGACTCAATGTCTGTGAGCCTGCCCATCATATAGATGGCAGGATCGAACAATATTATGTTCGTTGTCTTACCGTGAGCGGTAAGCCATCTTTGCATACGAATGCAAAGCTTCTTGTCGCGTGTCACGACAAGAATGAACCGAGGGAACGACTCTCGGTTTCTCAACTGCATCATGATGTAGTTGTCCGACTCAATGTATAGATTGAGCCGCGCCATTACCCAGTCGGGTAGTGGACGTCCGTTCCGGATCGAGTCCAGAACGTCTGGAAGACCTCTGTCTTCCAGTGTCAGGTTATCCCTGACCCACTGGGAGAATATCTCCCCAGCTCGTATTGGCTTTTCCTTGCCGAATACCCAACCCAATGACATTGGGTTGTGGAGGCTTAAAGCCTCCATGTCTACGAAATAATCGTAGCTATCCTGGAACACAAATCCGGGATTCTTCCATGCTTCTAAGAAGTCATGGAAGTCGACAAACGGTTCGTCCGTTTGTCCACCGTGATACTCCCTCTCTAGGGAAAACACGGGCTCAACGGGATCCTTCCCATTGAGAAGCGCCATATAATATGCCGCTTTGGCGAGCTTAAAGAAAGCCCGCTCAGGGGTCACTATGTTATCAACCTTGAGTGACCGCAGAAGAAGGAGTCCTTCTTCCGAATTCGGTTTAATAACCGAATCCTCCGGCAGAAGCTGCCGTAGACCTTCCATCTTTGGAAGGTAAAGGTGGTGCTTATGCACCACCTTGTCCGTGCGGTCTGACCGCACGAATCGGTGTCCGGTCGTACCGGACATCAGGGATGACAACCTAAACGTTGTCTCCCTTGGGTTCCGACTCTTGTCGGAAACCACGCGCCTGAGAAATTCGGCGGAGTGGGGCATTGCCCCATCTCCCCCAATTTCTATAGGGACGTACGGACTGATACAGTCCGGTTCTTGCGGCACGAGTATGTGCTGCAAGAGTGATGCACGCGTAAAGAGAGCGCGTGCACGTGGATTGACATTGTCAGTCCACCTTGCCTCCTTTCCAAGGAGAGAGAATCTTCCTCCATTTGTCATGGAGTAAGCGTCTACCTCAGATATCTGAGGTAGCAGGAGCCTGAATCTTGGATAGTCCAAGTAATCTAGCTCCAGGCCACGTCTCATCTTGACGTGGTTAGATGCACTTGCCCTCTGAGGGACTAGTGTACCTTCCTCGCAATAGAATGCGAGGTGACACGATATATACGTGTCCTCTTCAGACACCTTGAATATTGTCTGAAGGTTGGCGATCTGGTTCGTCAACTGATGAGTCGAAGCGCTTAGCGCAATCTCATCATCGCCCACAAGACTGTATACTTGTAGGCGGCTCATGCGGCATATTGCGTCATGAGCGATGGTGAGTATGACCTTAGTCATCATGTCACCCATCATCCAGCCTCTTCGTCTGGATACCAACTCGTAATTACCGTGTTGGTCTGGCACGAAAAAGAATCGTGCCCCGTTGTACAAGGTCTTTCCGAGTACAGCAAGCCCTACGGGAAACCCTGGTAGGTGCTTGGACAGTTTTATCAAAAACTGCCATATCTGACGTGAAACCGTCAGATTTCCGAAGTCAGTCGCTTCGGATAGATCCGTGCTTAGCGCATAGATCGTGGCACCCTCTGGTAGGTGCTCCCACTCCGCTGATTGCGGATTGAGTGTCTTTTGGATGAATCTCCAAAGATGGCGGTCTGCTTTTAGACCGCTCCTTACATGTTTGTGCTGTAAGGTTGCCTGGTACATGTGTGCCAGGACGCCCATTATCACTTGATAGGCGTAAGGTGCGACAGTAATTGTGCGCGCCTTTGAAGGTTCTACTACAGAGTGAACCCTCACACATCTCACATAGGTGGGATGATGCAGGGCGGTTTGTACCGCCCAGCTTAGAACGTCGTTTGGCGTTCTAACCGCTCGCGGAGTTATCTCCGTGGGCGTCAGGTCCACCATATCGTATGTGAACCTGAGCACGCGCTTTTTAGCAAGTGTGTGCTGTAGGAAGGCAGTCTTGCCTCCCTTGGATCTCGATGATTCGAGACATGCTGTGGTACCAACTGATACCACTGCGTGAACACCACAGGTGTTCACGGCCATCCTGGTAGCGTCCAGGAGGTAAGGCTCAGGGATCTGCACCCACTCTGTGGGTTCCCTGACCGTCTTCTTGAATTTATCAAGAGACTTGCGGACCATCACATGGTCCGCCATACCTGTTGCTCTGGTTTGACACCAGGTCAACACGTATCTCCCCAGCTCAGC